TTCACACTGATTCAATCGCAAGGCTGGCGCTTGACACCACTGGTTCTGTTCGTGTTGTCACTGCTCTAACTGTTGCAACACTTCCCGGCACTCCTGCTGTGGGAATGGTTGCCCGCGTCACTGACGCACTCGCCCCTGCTGTCGGCACAACTGTTGCCGGTGGTGGGGCTGCCGCTGCCCTTTGTTGGTACAACGGCGCAAACTGGTCCGTAATCGGAGTTTAATTCCAATGGCTGAATTTATCATCACAATCGACGACACCCTGGCCCCCGGCATCATTGCCACGGCTTCCTTGGAGAGTAAGACCCCTGAGGAAGTGGTGGAGGAATACGCCACCAGCATGGCAACCAAAGTATGCCAAGACCTAAAGGTTGGCCCGTACTACACCGGCCCCATCCCGCCACAGTTCAACGCTGACGGGACGCCTTATGTGGCACCAGTCGTAGACAACGACACTACTCCGCCGGTCGAGGAGGAAGTATGACGCTGATCGTCAAGCCGGGCTTCAACGGTATGACTGATGCCGACGCCATTGCATACGTCAATGCAGTGGAAGCGGCTGATGGTCAACTGTTGGAGTTCGGTGTCGGCAAAGCCATCAACGACTTCGTGGTTGGCTGCAAGCTGGACAACACATGGTCAGCCATTAAGGCGAGTTGCATTCTGGCTGGGGCTAGGACTCTGAGTGGGGCCCTGGTGCCGCTTACTGGGACTGCGCCGACACCCGTTGCTTTTGTTTCTGGTGACTACAACCGCAAGACGGGGTTGGTGGGGGATGGGAGTACGAAGCGTCTAAACAGCAACCGAAATAATAACGCTGATCCACAGAATAGTAAGCATTTGTCGGTTTATGCTTCAACGCTTCCTACTTCCGGTTCTCTTCAGTACCCCAGAATAATTACTTCTGGCGATAGCGCTGGAAATGATTCGTTAATACATCGAAGTGAAAATAACGGCAATTTGTTTACAAACGTTAACGCATCAGGCGTAGACAATGTAACAGCCGCCAGTGGGTTTCTTGGGATAACAAGATCTATAAGCAGTGCCTACAGCTTTAGAGGTGCAAATTCAAATACAACATTTACAAGGGCCAGTAGTACACCACGCAATCAAAACATTGGTTTGTTTGCTTCCGTAGATGGAGCACAGTATGCCAACGCCCGCCTAGCCTTCTACTCCATCGGCGAATCCCTAGACCTCGCCCTACTTGACGCCCGCGTTACAGCACTCATCACCGCATTTGGAGTAGCAATACCATGACCCACACCGAAACCTATAACACTACGAGGTGTCAGCCATGAGCCCGATTTATGTACCGGGGAAGGTGGTGTTGCGCAAGGATTACATCCCACTGGATGCCAGCTACAACAATGTGTCCCTGCTGCTGCACGGCAACGGACCTAACGGCAGCACGGTGTTCACAGATAACAGTCCAACGCCTAAGACTGTGACCGCTGTAGGCAACGCGCAAATTAGTACGGCAATCGCAGACCCTTTTGGCAACAGCACTAGGGGAGTTTTAGCGTTTGATGGAACCGGCGATTACTTGTCTGCTTCGTCTTCGTCTTTTGCATTTAATACTAATAACTTTACTATTGAATCATGGTGTTACTTTAATAATGCAAGTGCTAATACAATTAAAATGATTTGGGTGAATTACGACACTATTTTTGCGGCTCAGTCTATTTATTTTGGTAAACATACTGTAAGCAGTGGCAAGGTAGGTGTATACATATTCAACTTTTCAAATTCAGTCCAGATACTAACTGATCCAAACCTGCCGCCAACATCTACTTGGGTGCATTACGCCCTAGTCAGGAATGGATCTAACTTGTCTCTTTATCGAAACGGCACTAGTGTAGCAACTGCAACTTTCTCGGGCTCGGCTACAACCAACACTGTGTCACTAGTAGGGGGAAGCCCGGAAAATTCTGGCGCTTATAGTTTTGATGTATATTTGGATGATTTTAGGATTACGAATAGCGCCCGCTACACGGCCAACTTCACCCCGCCAACTGAACCATTCCCCGATAGGACAGACGGATGACTCACACACTAACCACTGCCACTAATCACCCCTGGAGGATGGTGCCATGAGTTGGGTTATTTCCCCGTCATACAAAGATCCTGATTTTGCCAGCGTTTCTTTGCTGTTGCATGGCAACGGCACCAACGGCTCCACCACGATCACCGACAATAGCCCCAGCCCGAAGACGGTTACCGCTGTGGGCAACGCGCAAATTAGTACGGCAATCGCAGACCCTTTTGGCAACAGCACTAGGGGAGTTTTAGCGTTTGATGGAACCGGCGATTATCTTACTGTCCCTGCAAATAGTGCTTTCGATGTTGCTTCAGGTAATTTTACGGCTGAATGTTGGTTTCGTGTAAATGCCAATCCTGGGCTTGCTTTTACTACTGTTTATCGCAGGGCACTATTTGCCAACTATGCCAATTCCACTAGCGGTTGGAGCCTGCAATTAAGAGGCGATGCTACAAGCTACACAGGTATTATATTTGGAGATGGCGATACTTCACTAATCGACGCCTCGCAAGCTGTTTCGCAAAACGCTTGGCATCATGTAGCCGCTGTAAAAAACGGAAGCACATGTACCTTGTATTTTAATGGCACAAGTATTGGCACTGGAACTAAAAGTACCCTTTTTGCATCAGATACTCGCCAATTATTTATAGGCAGGCTTAACGCCCTAAACGCTGAAGCATGGGATTTTCCCGGCTACATCGACGACCTCCGCATCACCAAAGGCGTGGCCCGCTACACCGCCAACTTCACTCCACCAACCGCCCAGTTCCCTGACATCTAAGCAACCCTCGTAGTGTCCCCGACTAAGATAGGTGCATGGTATTAGCTACTCCGCTACGCAAGGTTGCATTCAAGCTGATGGCACGGTTTGGTGGTGAGGCTACCATCCGTCGCATAACGCTTGGCACTTATAACACCACAACTGGCACTGCTGCTGAAACCACCAGCGACACCGTATTGCGTGGTGTACTGGAAGATGTAGCACTGCGTGAAGTAAATGACCTGATCCAAGCTGGTGATAAACGGTTGATCATTGCAGCAGCAGATACCGCAGCAGTGCCAACCACCGCTGATCGTGTCATCATCAGCACCCGTAGCTTGCAGATAATTGAGGTGCGCACTATTGAGCAGGATAATGAGCCAATCACCTACGAGCTAATCCTGAGAGACTAATGGCACGCACTATCCGCGTTGGTGAAATTGGCAGGTACTGCGAGGACCAGATGGAGAAGCTGCTTCGGTCTGCCGTGCTTGATACTGAGCTGCTACTAAAAATGGCAAGCCCTGTTGATACCGGCAGATTCCGCGCAAGTTGGGCTACAGGCGAAAACACTGCCGGCTCATATGACGGAGGCGAGCAGCAGCCAGCAACCGGGCAATACAAAGACGCAACTAGCCCGCCAAAAGATCCAAGTCTTGAGCGCAGGATTAGCATTGGCTACCAAGCCGGCCAAGAGCGCATCGGCAACGTCTACTCAGTTCACAACAACCTGCCATACGCAGAGCCGCTGGCCAGGGGCACCAGCAAGCAGGCACCTGCTGGCTGGGTGCAAGGCGCCGCCAAGGACGTGCAAGGCCGCGTCAGAATTGCAGCAGCACGCATTGGTCGCGAATCATGAGCAGCACCTACAACGATGTCCGCGCCGCCATTGAAGCGCGTATTGCTGCGCAAATGGCGGTAGCACCTGTGTACCCGGTTAGCTATCAGAACGTACCGTTTACGCCACCTAACAACACGCCATGGCTGCAAGCATTCATACGATTTGGCGACAACAACTACGCTACGCTCACCAGCTTCAACCGGCAAAATGGCACGTTGGTGGTCAATGTGTTTACCCCGATTGGCGCTGGTACGGCTGCTAACTTCACCATTGCAGAGCGCGTCAAGGATCTATTTGATCGCGCCAAGTTTTCTAGCATTATCTTTGACCCGGCTTCAGGTCCAGCGCAGGTGACACCAGCAGCACCGCAGCCGTATTACCAAACGCAACTTACGGCTACGTTTGAAGCGTATCTAGACTAGGTACACTGTCACTAGCCACTACCGCTCACAACAATGGCCGTCACTGTCTTGTCCGGTACGTCCGGCGCTCTTTACTACAAGCCTGCCGGCACCAACGGCAACTTTGGCGAAGCTGGTGTTGCTGTCGCAACTGACATCATCACTGTTGCCACTTACCTGAATTTCAAGGTTGGCGACCCCGTTAAGTTTCGCGTCATCGACAGCCAAACTGGCGCTGCCGGCACCGGCACGTTGCCTGCACCTATCTCGGCTGCCACTACCTACTACGTCCTCAGCTACACCGCTTCCACTGGTGCGCTGACAGTTTCAACCAGCGCTGGCGGCACCATCCTTGCCATTACCGATGACGGTACTGCTGTAGCACCCAACGAGTTTGAGGTGTACTACGCCGACTACGCCGCTGTTGGGCAGGTGCAAAATTGGAGCTTTGAGATCAGCCGCGCTGAGATCGACGTAACCACCATCGGGCAAACTGCTGGACAGTATGCGCCATTCCGCGCTTACATCCCTGGCTTTGCTGATGGCAACGGCACCGCCAGCGTTTACGTCACCAATGAAGATGCAGCACTCTCCAACCGCATGGTAGAAGACGTGCTTCAGCGCCAGCAGGTTGGTTGCGGCTTCAAGCTGTACACCGACAAGCAAGCCACTGAGGCACTTAGCCGCAGTATCGCCATGGATGCCGTACTGCTAAGCGCTAGTTTGAACATCAACCCTGATGACGCGCAGCAGGTGGAGATCACTTTCCGCCCAAGCGGCGCTCCGACATTTGACTTCAGCACCACCGCCTGATAGCAAACTGCCCCGGCTGTCGCTGGGGCTTTTTTGTGCTTAAATACAGTTATCTATCTGATTTTTATGGCATCCGCCCTAGAGCGTCTTAAGAAAGCAGCTAATCTCACCCCGACCAAGCGCACCGTTACCCTCAACGATGACACGGTGTTTGAGTTTTACTCAGCGCCATTGACTATGGCAGAGCGTGAGCGCGCTCAGAAGATGCCAGGCGGCGAAGACACCAACGGCTTTGCGTTGAACTTGCTGGTCACCAAAGCGGTAGATGACACCGGTAAGCGGCTGTTTAGCGCTGGTGAGATTGCTGAGCTAAAGAACGAGGTACTGGACTCTGATCTGCAGCAGATGATGCTAGCCATTATCACTGACCCGGAGGAAACCCAAGAGCTTGATATGAAAAGCATTAA